AGCGTGAATCATACAATGCCGAGGGCAAGAAGGAAACCTTTGAAGAGGTTATAGTTGTTCCTGTTACACGCCGCGCCCCACCTGATACACCAGCTATATCTTTGTGGCTACGCAACCGTAACCCTGAAAGGTGGAAGGATAAGGTTGATGTAGAGGGCGAATTGAAGCTTAAGTTCGAGCCCCTCATTATTAGAAAAACAGATGGCTAATGTAGATAGAATCCATATCACATGGCCTTATGTAGCCAAGAGGAATGGCCTTAGAATAATTAAATGTGGATATCAATCAGACAATAGGTATGCAAGCCCAGAAATCATAACAAATGCTTATGGAAATGGGATAATCAATACAAGGCATCCGCATATTCCAGAAGATATTTGGGATAAAATGATAGTAATGGCTAAAGAGATTGAATTAAAATATATACCATTGATTGAATAATTATTTATGGGATGCCTAAAATTACTGGGATTATACCAATCAGGGGTTGAAAAATGAATAAGAGGCGGCACTATAGGGATGGCTGGTATCAGGATGCTTACAAAATAGACATATATGAGAATTGCAAGCATTAAATAAAATGGCTGAGTTAGTCCTCCAACCCAAACAATTTGAAGTTTTGACTTCCCCTGCAACTGAAATTCTCTATGGAGGAGCGGCATATGGTGGGAAAAGCTATCTCCTGCGCTCGCTTGCAATAGCGCTTTGCTATGATATACCCGGATTACAGGTGTATCTATTCCGCAGGCATTATGCTGATTTACAGTTTAACCACATGCAAGGCTCTATGAGCTTTCCTGAAATGTTAGCTCCTTTTGTAACAAAGAAACAAGTCAAGATAACTGATGACCGGGTTTCATGGTCTAACGGTTCAGCTATTCATTTATGCCATTGCCAGCATGAGAAGGATGTGAGCAAGTATCTAGGCGCTGAAATACACGTACTTCTGATAGATGAGCTTACAACCTTCACCGAGTATATTTACCGCTTCTTGCGTAACCGTGTACGCTTGGGGAGTTTGAAAGTACCTGACCAATGGAAAGCCAAACTACCTTTGATTGTATCCGGTTCCAATCCGGGGTCGATAGGCCATGCTTGGGTTAAGCGTTCCTTCATTGAAATGGCAGACGCAGGCATTATAAGGCAGATGCCGCCGGAAGAAGGGGGTATGCTCAGGCAGTTCATACAATCACGCTCCGAGGATAACCCGATAGGGATAAAGAACGACCCAGGCTATATCGCCCGCTTGTCAGGATTAGGCTCTGAGGATTTAGTCAAAGCTATGAGGGACGGCAACTGGGATATTGTAGCTGGCGCTGCATTTGAACATCTAAGCCGTGACAGGCATATGATAAGGCCGTTTGAAATTCCTCACTGGTGGACTAAGTTCACATCACTGGATTGGGGAAGCTCAAAACCTTATGCGATAGGTTGGTATGCTGTGGCTGATGATGCGCTGACACTTAAGGGAAGGGACGGACAGCCTGATAAATTAATTGGCAAAGGTTCTATCATTATGTACCGCGAGCTGTATGGATGGAATGGCAGGCCAGATGAGGGATGCCGTGAAGAATCTTGGGAGGTTGCCAAGAAACAAAGGGCATTAGAGAATGAGAAAATAACTTACAGAATAGCTGATTCTGCAATGTGGGCTGTACATGATGGGCCGAGTATCGCAGAAAGATTCATGGATGCCTTGGAAAGGGAAGGGGCAACTTGCCCGAATATGGAGCAATCCCGCAAGGACCGGGCGGCGAATTACCTTGAGATTCGTAATAGACTATCAAATTCAGATGGGGAGAATGAAGGGTTTTACATCTTTGAAACCTGTCACCACTTCTGGCGCACCGTTCCCGACTTGCAATTAGATGAACGTGACCCGGAAAAGGGTTGGGATACAAAACAGGAAGACCATCACATCGACCAAGTTGGATATGCCCTTGTTTCCCGCCCTACCCTTATGGATAAAAAGACCTACGTTAAACAACAATACGATGAGGCGCGAGCTAAATCATTTGCAGCCGATAGAGGCGCTACTAATAGTAGCCGATATTAATTTTACAACTAGCTGTTGACTATATAAATAATCCATGCTTTTGTATTCCTGAAAGATAAGGGGGATATAAATGTCACGATACGCACAGTTATTGGAGTTAATCGACAAACACAAGCCTAGAACCCTTATAGAAATAGGCGTTTGGAATGGCGCTAATGCTATCAGGATGATAAACCAAGCCCTTAAGTATCATGATTCGGTTGAATATACAGGGTACGACCTGTTTGAAGATGCCACTTCGGAAACCGATAGTAAAGAGTTTAACGTAAAATCCCACAACCAAGTTAAAGCTGTTGCTGCTTATATCAAGGCTGAAACTGGGATAGTTCCTAATCTTATCAAAGGAAATACCAACGAAACATTATCATTGGACACGGTGGCAGATTTTGTATTTCTGGACGGCGGGCACTCGATAGGTACGATAGCACTAGATTATGCAGCGGTTAAAAACAGTAAAGTAGTTGTGCTAGATGATTACTATACGGACGGGGTTGATATTTCTAAATATGGCTGCAATTCCTTGGTTGATACTTTAAGCTTGCCGCATGAGATACTGCCCCCGAAAGACCCGGTTAAAGGCGGCGGTTACACACAATTGGTAGTAGTATGCCAATAGTCGCTGTGTCGGGTGGCTTTTCAGTTATTCATTACGGTCATATCAGGCTAATCAAAGAAGCCTCTAAGCATGGTCAGGTTATAGTTATCCTGAACAGTGATGAGTGGTTGAAGCGTAAATATGGGAGTGTTGTTGTTCCCTATTACCAGCGCGAGGAGGTTATGTTCAATATCAAGGGCGTTATGGACGTTATCCAAGCGGATGATGATGACAACTCTGTATGTAAAACGCTAGCCAAGTTAAAGCCGGATTATTTCGCCAATGGCGGGGATAGATTTCCCGACAACACGCCTGAGCTTAAAGTCTGTAATGAACTAGGCATCAAGATGTTATTCAACGTAGGTGGCGAGAAGCTAGCCAGCAGTAGCGAATTGATGAGGGCTTATGTTTAATGGGCGCATAGTTAGGAGGGCTTGGGGATGGTATTGGACAATATTAGACCGCAAGCACTTTAAGATAAAGTTATTACGGTTTAAGGCTGGCGCACAATGTTCATTGCAATATCATTCATATCGCAATGAATTATGGCTATTCCTTAGTGGATATGGACTTTTTTCTAAAGGTGCAAATGTTTACAGCGAATATGCCAACGGCAAATTGGTTGAGAAAAATGAATGGCGCAATGTAGAAATGCTATGCCCGCATCAATATAATGCAATGAAAGTAACATATGTGCTGGAAATTCAGTACGGCGATAAATGCGATGAAGAGGATATAGTGCGTATATGATTGCATGGACAACAGACAATTCCCTATCGCAAACAGTTCTTAAATCCCTTGATATTGAACTCAGACATATAAGCGAGTTCACCCCACAACCATCGGTATTTTATGGGTTCTTACGTGGCGCTGGTAGTGCCATGAAGCTTCTTAAGCATTTAGGAGTTGATTACTGGTATATCGACAACGGTTATTTTGATGCCCAGTATGTCAATGAAAACTTCGTCAAGATAATGGATGGCAAATACCGGATAGTTAAAAACGGCACTCATGATGTTTTTCCCATGCAGCCTGAGATAATCAGAAAACCTATAGAATCGGCTTTGCTCCTCCCGCCCTCACAATACTCAGCGCACCAGAATGATACAACATCAGAGGATTGGATTGAGTATATCCGCAGGCATATCCCGCCATCAGTAATGACAGCAGTTCGCTATAAGGGCGATGTTACCCCGTTGGACTCCCAGATAATGCGTTATGATGCAGTGGTAGCTTTTAATTCAATGTCGGTAATTAGGGCATGTGAGCTGGGTAAATCGGCTTATGATACACACGGATGTTTTAGGAACTTCGGATTATTCCCGCGCTCTATTTCTTACAATCTAGAGGATTTGCATAATTTTTACGATAAACGGCAATGGACATTAGCAGAACTGCAACAAGGGGTTATATGGCAATAAATATTTACATCGGATGGGATTCCCGCGAAAAGGTTTGTTATGATGTTTGTCGCAAGTCGATAGAACATAATACCCATAATGCACTATCCATTACGCCCCTCTGCCACAAGCAACTAAGGAGGCAGGGCTGGTTTACCCGTCCTTGGCTTACTAATGCTTACAATGGCAATATGACCGATATGGTAGACGGCAAACCATTCAGTACAGAGTTTTCACATACCCGCTTTTTAGTGCCTGCCCTGATGAAATATAAAGGTTGGGCATTGTTCATGGACTGCGACATGGTGTTTGATTCTAACATCAAAGACCTATTTGCGCTATGTGATGATAAATACGCTGTAATGTGTGTTAAGCACGTTCATAAGCCAAAAGAGGGCGATAAGATGGACGGAGTACCGCAGACGAATTATTATCGCAAGAACTGGTCAAGTTTTATGCTCATCAATTGCGGGCATCCTGCCAATAAGAAACTCACACCAGAAATAGTAAGCACTTTCCCCGGTTCGTGGCTACATGCCTTTTCATGGCTGGAGGATATTCATATTGGGACATTGCCTGTGGAATATAACTGGATTCAGGGCGTGTCGCCTAGTAATGTCAAACCCAAGGTTGTGCATTATACCGAAGGTGGCCCATGGATGTCCGGGTATGAGGATATAGTGTATTCCGATATGTGGTGGCGGTATTATCAACGCTGGCTGGATGCTGGAGAATATGAACCGATTAAAGAAACTGTTAATGTAGATTATGGAGTGAATCAATGATTAGCGGGATATTGTTTGGGATGGGATTTGCGATAGGTTGGCTACTAGTGCAGTTTGTGCTTGCGTTAATTGGGGACATTATATGAAAACCGCAATTGTAACAGGCGTATGTGGGCAGGACGGTGCTTATCTAGCCAAACTCCTACTCGAAAAAGGCTATAACGTAATTGGATGGGCTAGGCGCAATGCTTCCCTTGCGAACCTTGAGAAGCTAGGAATTAACATACCAGTTGTCCAGATAGATATTTGTGACCCTCAGCATGTATGGAATGAAATAAACGAAACACGCCCTGACGAAATATATAACCTAGCGGCGCAATCACATGTAGGCATGTCATTTAAAAACCCTATGCAGACCTGTGCTGTTAATTATGGCGGGTATTTGGATATACTATTGGCAGCGCGTCAGATAGTCCCTAGCTGCAAGATATACCAAGCTGGCTCTAGTGAAATGTTTGGCTATTCCGCAACCGGAGTATGCAATGAAGATACCCCATTTGCCCCTATGTCCCCTTATGCTATCAGTAAAGTTGCGAGCTATTGGGCTGGCGTTAATGCACGATATGAAGCTAATCAATTCGTATGTAATGGGATATTATTCAACCATGAGAGCATATTGCGCGGTAATGATTTTGTTACCAAGAAAGTCACCAACTTTGTTAAAAACTACCAGCCCGGTGATGTATTGCATATAGGTAACTTGGATTCAAAGCGTGATTGGGGATATGCGGGCGATTATGTCAAGGCTATGTATCTGATGATGCAGCAGCCTAATCCAGATAACTACGTTGTAGCTACAGGGCGCAGTGTATCGGTACGCGAATTGATTAAAACGGCCTTTGCGGTCATAGGGAAGAAAATAGAATTTGTAGGCAACGGCTCAGAAGAAAAAGGAATAATGGATGGGCATTTGGCCGTAGAAGTAGATAAAGAGTTTTACCGTCCTAACGACTTGAATTATTTACAGGGTGACGCTAGCAAAGCTAGGGAAATACTAGGTTGGAAGCCAGAGGTTGAGTTTGAACAGATGATAGAGGAAATGATAAAATGAAAATCGCAGTATGCACGACATTCCCATTAAACTATTACGAGCTATGTGCCCGTGAGATGTTAGCCAGCTTTGATAAATACTGGCCTAAGGACGTTGAATTATTCATAGCTTTGGATAAAGTGAGCAAGCAGGAATTTGAATTCATCCAAATGGATTTGAATAACATCCTGACATCCGGGCGGGAGTTTTATATTTCTAATGAGTGGAGTCCTGAAAGGGAGGCTTTCAATAAGCGCAATACTGATTCGCCAGATGTTCCTTACCGCTTCCATGTATGCCGCTTTTCCCATAAGGTCTTTGCGCTCCATGCCACTGTGCAGCATTTAAAACAAACAGAGGCGGATTATCTTATATGGCTGGATGCTGATGTTATAACCCATAAAGAAATTACTCATGAGGCTTTAGAAAAAGAGCTATTGCCTAAATCTAATGTTTCCTATTTGGGTAGGTCAGATGCACCGCATAGCGAATGTAGTTTTATGGCTTTTGAGAAGTCAGCCTTTGAAATCATAGAAAAAATGCACGATTTTTATATCACTGATAAAGTTTTGGAATTGGCTGGATGGACGGATTGCGATGTGTTTGATGAAGTAGTTAAAGGTTATTCAAAAACCAATCTATCTGAAGGATTGAAAGGCTGGCATGTATTCCCTGCCTCTCCCTGTGGTAAGTACATGGAGCACCGTAAAGGAGCAAGAAAGAATAAACAAAAAGATGCTCCTATAAATGCAGAAACCATGAATATTAAGACTAAAAACTGTTTGCCGCATGATGTGATAGTCGGGAATATCCAAGAAAACATGAAATACATCAATAACTGGGCTGATTATGTTAAGCCTCATGATGAGCAGATTGTTATTTGCAGTGCGGGGGAAAGTCTTTCCTATGCACAGATAAAACCCTATGTGGATAAAGGTGTGAAGATAGTCGCAGTTAAACACGCGATAGAACGTCTTAAATCGTGGGGAATTAAGCCTTGGGCGTGTGTTTTGCTAGACCCTCGCCCGCATGTGGAGAAGTTTGTGGATAACCCTGATAAGGATGTTATTTACTTCGTGGCTTCGATGGTTGACCCGTCAGTTGTACGCACCCTCTTGGATAAAGGGTGCAAAGTAGTTGGCTATCATGCTTTTGTAGGGGCAGGGGAAGATAAAGTATTGCCTAATAATACTTTGATGGTATCAGGAGGCAGTGCAACAGCTACCCGCTGCATAGGGCTATTCCATGAATGTTTGGGTTTCAAGCAATTCCATTGTTTCGGGTATGACCTTTGTTACTACACAAAACCTGATATGATGCTGAAAAATGAGGACGGTTCCCCTAAATATCTGGAGGTAACGCTTTCTGCTAATTCATGGGGCGGGAAACAGCAAAACCGCACCTTCTGGACAGAGGGACAATTTCTTGCCCAAGCAAAAGAACTCTTCGATTTGTATAAATCGCAACAAGGGTTTAATATAGTGGTCTATGGACAGGGAATAGCGGCTTGGCAATATGATTGCCATAAGCAGCATAAGGCGTGGGTAGATAAGTACAACAAGGACATAGACACTAAAAAGCTAAACAGCATAACATTAAAAGAGTGGGAACATGCAATTACAGGAAGAAGAACCAATTGAACAGCCTGTTGAACCTATCCAGCCTAAGCCGCCAGAGGAAGTAAACCTTGCCGAGCATATAGAAGAAGATGAATTAAAAAAAATCGCTGCTAGATGTGTTGAGGATTTCGAGGGTGACTTGGATTCCCGCGCCGAATGGGAGGAAAAGAATACTAAATATTTAGATATTTATTTCCAGCAGGACAAATCGGAAAACCCTCCTTGGGATAATGCTAGCGAAGAATCTTTGCCTATCCTCGCAGAAGCAATAGGCCAGTTCCAAAGTCGTAGCTACAAGGCGTTTTTCCCGAACCGTTATTTTATTGACTGCATCCCGGTTGGCAAATCTTCTACTAATGCAAGGGAAAGGGCAGAGCGCATAGCAAGGCATATGTCATTCCAGCTTGGTGTACTGGACAGGACTTATAAGCCTAACAAAAACCAGATGTTCATGGCAGCGGGGCTGTGTGGGAGTGACTTTACAAAAACCTATTGGAGTCCTGTAAGGCGACAAGTTGTTATTGAGCGCGTGAGGGCACAGGATTTGGTTGTTCCTTATGGTGTCGGGCCACGCAGACTAGAAGAAATTGAACGTAAGACACACATAAAATGGTGCTCTCTCAATGAAACCCGCATACTTAAAGCCGCTGGCTGGTATATAGACGAGGCCGTGCCTTATACGGGACTTACGGATTCAGACCAGATGCAACAGGCGGCTGATGAATCGGAAGGGCTACAGAAAAACGCCAATTACCGCCAAAACGACACGCAATGCTGTGTATTGGAGCAGCATACTTTGCTGGATTTGGATGATGATGGCATAGCTGAGCCTTATATTGTATGGGTGGACAGGCAGAGCAAGAAAATACTCCGCATACAGATTCGCTATGAAGTGGATGAAACAGGCTTGCCACTGGACAACAAAGAGCCTATTGAATATTTCACCCATTATCAATTTCTGCCTAATCCTAATGGGTTTTACGGGCTTGGGTTTGGCTTCCTGCTGGCTAAAATCAATCTTGCGATTAATAAGCTGGGCAGGATGTTTATTGATGCCAACGAATTGTCGGTAATCGGAAACCTCACCTATTTAATTAGCGAACAATTAGGGCTACCGGGCGATACTTTTGAATTATCACTTGGCAGAGGTATTAAAATACCGCGCTCAGTGCAGGACATACGCTCCCACTTTACGCAATTAAAATTTGAGCCGCCTAGCCAGCAAACATTGGCTATGATTGAGCAGTTACGGGAAGCAGCAGGGCGCTTAAGCTCATCTACTGACATATTATCAGGGCAACCAGACAAGGTTTACCAGCCAGAAGCTATGCTAGCCATGATTGAGCAGGGTTTGCAGTTATTTAGCTCGGTGCAGGAGTTTATTGGCGTTTCGATGGAAGATGAATTGCAAAAAGTTTTCCGCCTCAATGCTAAATATCTCCAGGAAGATGCTAATTTTGTGTTTGGTGACGACCAGATTACGGTTACTAGGGAAGATTACCAAGATGACTTCCGGGTTGTGCCTATATTCGACCCTAAATATTCCACACGTTCCCAAAAACTAGCCAAAGCCAAAGCAGAGTATGAGTTTGTCATACAGAATCCAATAACAGCTCAAGACCCGGAAGCAATTTATCTGGTTTCCAAGAATGTTTTGGAGGCATTGGACACGGAAAACATAGACGCGGTGCTGAAACAACCAGCGCCACCCCCGCAGCCAGCAAGGATTGATGACCAGAATCTAGAAAACGCTTACTTTTTGATGCCACCTGACAAAAGGGCGCTCTTTGATGTTTTTGCTAACCAAGACCATCTGCGCCATATCCAGACCATTGACCAGTTTATCGCTTATATAGACGGTGCATCCCCTATGAACGTGCCGAATATTCCCGGTGGTGACCCTAGCATTTCAAAGTTGCTTGTTTCAATGTCAGACGAGCAAAAGAAAGAACTGGTAGCTAATTTATTAAGGCATAGAAGCTTGCATTTAGCCTATATGTACGGTCAGTTGAATGGAGTTATGGATGAAAATGGACAACCGCTTACGCCCGACAATGCTGGAACAAGACCTGCTGGAGGAATGGCAGCAATACCAAGTGACGAAGCTGGTCTGGCAAAAATTATGTCAGGACTTCCAGCCTTACTCGGCGCTGCTGGTATGCAAGCCGGAGGAGCTGGGCAGGCTACAGGGGCAGGCGGAGATAATGGAAGTATTGCGTAGCTATTTCGAGAGGAAGTAATGCCTTTTATAATTTATGCGCTCCCACGTTCAAGGACAGCATGGTTATCAAGGTTTTTAACCTATAATGATTACACTTGTTACCACGAACAGGCTATCTTTGCCAGAAGCCTAAGCGATATAAAGACCTTTTTTAAAGGCAATATGGGAACCGCAGAAACAGCGGCAGCACAAGGACGTCCACTAATACACTATGTCTGCCCGGACATAAAAGAAGTCGTAATTCTACGCCCTGTAAATGAAGTGGTGGAGAGTATGATTAAAGCTGCTGAGGGAATAGCCGCGTACAATAAACCATTGCTGCAAAGAAACATGGAGTATGGCGATAGGCAGCTTAGGAAAATGGCTAAAGACCCTAATGTTTTGTGTGTTGATTACGCCGATTTGCAAAATGAAAAAACATGTGCGATGATTTTTGAATACTGCCTACCTTATCAATTCGATAAGGATTGGTGGGAATTTATGAAAAATAAAAATGTTCAGGCAAATGTTGGCGCTATTATTAATTACTACCATAGGCACAGGGCAGACATTGAGGGCTTTAAGCGCCACTGCAAATCAGAATTGCGTAGGCTGTGCTATGATGGGCAAATTCCTATGAGAAAGAAAAAATTATGCCAAGTGTAAGTTTACCCTCCCTTGCAACCGTTGGAAGCACGTTAGGCTCTATAGGTAGTGTCCTTGGCCCGGTTGCCAGTATAGGAAGTGCAATAACTGGCGCTCAAGGATTATTAGGAGGTGGCAAACAAAAAGCCCCTGCACCTATAGCCCCCGCGCAAGCCCCGGCGTTTAACCCGACAAAGCCAGATGCGCTAGGCAGACCTAGCAGCCTTTCGGATTACTCCAACTTCACACCAGAACAAGAGCGCAGCGCTCTTGCAACAAAAGGATTGAACCAAGGATTGGCAAAAGATGAGGATGCTTATTACAGGAATTTA